AACATAAACAGGTTGCGGTGATAAAACTAAAACCATACTGTCATCAGTATTTGCAGGCTTTATCCCACCGTTCTTTGTATCAGTAATTGAAAGTTTAGCCTCAGCAAGTTGTGTGGAGTTTGGCAATATACTTATTTCTTTATCATTTACAAAGTATATTGAAACATAACCAGCACTCGGAGTGGCATCATATACCCAAACTCTAGTAATGGCGGGAATGTTATTAATCAAAAATGATTGTATTCTAGCATTGGTAAAGCTTGCGGTGTTGTTAGCCCAAGCATATAAAACCCTTGTTCTGTAGTTGTCTTCTGTTTCAGCATCAAGTCCACCTGTTAGGCCTTCATAACTAACAAATGCAAAGTTATTAACATTTTCAATCGGTGATACTAATTCTAGTTGACTGCCACTTGTTGCATTGCCAACCGTCCCTAATTCTCTTGACAAAACTTGCACTCTTGCGAAGGTTGCCGTTGCAGTAATTGAGCCAGTCGCTGGAGTTGTAGGGGCATTAGCAACTTGATATGTAAATTTATTATAATCAATAACGGTAATGGTTGCGGTTATGTTATAATCAGCTTGATTAGCACCAGCAACGATTGCTTGCATTCCGCTTGCTAGATTATGATTATCGCTTGTTGTTGCCGTTGCGGTTGTTCCTACCCTTGTTAATGAGGTTATATTAATTGATTGGGTTGCAATTGTAGTAGTGGCTAGAGTATCATATTCTGTTCCGTCGGCTTTTTGTAAAATTGTATTTGTTGGGATTTCAGCAGAGGCGGTGCCTATTAGATTAATATAGCCACTTGCTTTTTGGCTAGTCTTTATTGAAAGCCCTAGCATCTCGCCCCAGAATTTTAGATATTCATCGGTTGCAGTCTGTGGGAAAAGTTGTTTTAATATTTGTTTTAGCAATTGGTTGTTATCGTCAATACCCGCAGATAATGAGCTAACAAGCCCACCTACTAAACTATTGCGAATATTAGGATCAATTTGCTTCTTTATATCAGTTTGTCCAGTATTGACAGACATTAGCAATGAGCTAGCCATCAGTTGCTGGACTTCTTGTAATGTTTTAGTTATTATTGGCATTGTTAAAAAGTGTAGCTTGTTTTAGCATTAAAGGTGTCGGTTGTAGCAATATTAACAACATATTGATTATTAGCAATCTCGATATTGCATTCTATATCATTAAGATAGTTATCATCGACTAACCATTGTAATCCTTCGTTTATCGTGTCTTGTAAATCTTCTTTATTAGCTTCATCTATCTTGTTTTGTGAAGTATATAACCAATACAACGAACCTACTTCATAACCATTGACTAGATTAAATTGATTAGTAAAATCGCCCCTTCTTTGGTCGATTTGCTGGACTTGTAATGGGTCGGCTCTTTTTTCGCAGAAGATAGACATTATTACTGTCGTTTTTAAATCATAGCAATATTTAAAGTCGCCATTTTCAAAGTCAATGTCAAAGTAGTTGTTATTTGTCAGGTCTAAGTCAATCATTTTTTACTTGCTTATTTTATAATAATAATTGATAATATTGAGATTATTAATTTTGTCAATATTAAAATGCAAATAGTAGCTATCTTAGCAATTGAAAATAATTTAGCAAGAGTTCAGCTTGCAGACGGCTCGATAATTGATGGAGCAACAGTTGTTTATCCAGCGGGCTTTTTTGCTAATATAGCAATCGATGACAATTCCTTAGGAATGCTTTTTAAAGACGGCACTAATGATTATTCTTTTGTTTTACCAATAAATATTGCATCCCAGCCTACTTTAGCAGTCAATGAAGTTGCTATTGGCAATTTTAAACAAAACAAAACAATAAAAATAGCAAGCGATATAACATTAAATGCAGATACTAAAGTAAATGCTAAATTCGAAACCACCAACGAAACTAAATTACAAGGTAAACTATTCTTAACACATACACACTCAGGGGTGCAGAGCGGAGCTTCAAATACTGGTTCAGTTGTCTAGTTATCGATATTTATCAGCTAAGTCGCCTTTAAATGTCTTGAAAAACTTTGCCACTTGAGGCGATAAAAGAGGGTTGTCATCAAAGCTAGAAAAACTCCCAATATTACATACCGATAAACTAGTTTTGCTTCCGCTACTATCTTGACTATAATTAACACCCTGTATTAAAAATGAACCGTTTATATTGTTATTTTGATCTTTTAACAATAAAATAGTATTTGGTTGCCATAATAAACCGCTTGTAATATTAGTTAAAAAGCCCCGCACTTCAGTGTTGTATCTCTCACCCTTACCTCTCTTTACTGCCATATACCAATTAGCAACATCTTCTAAAGTTTGTCTATTAGCATTATTGCCAATTGAAACTATTAGTCTTTTTTTAGTGCTTGCTCTTTCATCAGTAAATTCTACTTTTTGCTTTAATCTCTTTTTTGAAGTGTCTGTTTTTTGTGAGCCAATTATTCTAATGTATTTGTAAGTCTCGTTGCTGTCTACCGAAAGCGAACTATTTAAAGCATTTATTCCACCACTTGTTAAATTAACACCGCCAACAGCTACATCCGCCCCCTCTCTGGTTATAATAATATCACCGTAGGCATCAGTAATTAAGATAACATTTATTAATTTTGCTAATCTATCAAAAAAATCAAATATTTTTTGATTTGCTTCAGCAACAAAAGATTTGCCGAGTAGTTTAGGTAATGTTTTTATGTCGCTTTCAATTTTAATGTCATTATAACCATTATCATCCAGAACAATCCTAATTAACTTAAGGAAGTCATTTTGCTTATATTGTTTTGGCAAAATATAACTATCTATTAGCTCCGCTGTTTTATCTCTACCAGATATTGCTAGGCTGTGTTGGTTAAAACCTTGATTATGCTCTATTGCCTCGACTAGCCCTGTAAAAACAAGCTCGTTAGCTATATAAACAACAATATCAGCACCTTGCCTTATTTTTACCTTATCAGCAGTCGATTGAGTTATTGTAAAAGAAAATGAACCGCAGAAATTTTCAATTGATTTATTTAGTGTAAAATCATTAACTTCATTAATAACAATACCGTTGCAAGATATTTCTACTTTGTCGCTATTCAGCATATCGTAAAACTTTTATTATACCACTAATATTGCTAGTGTCTTGAAAAGAATTAATACCAATAATTAAATCTTTATTATTTTCGCTTTCATTTCCATACAAACTAAAAAGAATTTTAGTTAATGGAGTTGAGTTTCTAACTTCATAGTCAATAACATTAGGAACACTTAATCTTAATTGACTAAGATAATTGATTGCTTGATATCTCAGGGCTTGCAAATTATCTATTATATTCCGATCGTTTATTAACGAAAAATCTATCTTAGAAAAACCATTTTCCAAATCAGCAATAGTATTGTTTAGTTCTTGAGTGTTGCTATAACTAATAATTGCCGATGCTTCATAGCCAAGAGTTAAAGCATTAATTCTAACGGCTTGATTGATTAAGTTTTGGTTATTGCGAATATCGATTGAGTTTTGCGAATTGCCAATTTGATCTCTGTCTTTTTTATCAATACCGAATAAATCTTTGCAGGTTTTAAATAAATCTTTACTGCTTTCAAAAGCAACTCCTAGATTATCAAAAGCAATCTTAATATTATTAAATAAAGTTTTAGGAGCTTTTACAAGGTTATTAGCGGAGCCTACTATTTGATTAATTGCGGTGGAAAAATCACCAAGACTATCTCCAGCACCAGCAACGGCACTAGCGGTTTGGTTAATAGTTGTGGCTACTTCAGTTAAGGTATCTACGGAACTGTCGAATTTTTCTTTAGCATCTTTTACGGCCGCAAAAGCTTTATCAAAATCATCTTCGTAAGCTCCTAAAATATTCCTCTTTAAAATAGCTAAATACCCCTTGCCTACCGTCTCTATATTACTATTTTTACTAACCTCTATAAATTCAAAACTAACATCTACGATCCCAATTGTATTTTTGCTATCAGTAAAAGAGTATTCTGTGACATAGCCATAAAACTTTTTATAAAATGGCAACGATAAATTGCCAGCCTCAGGTTCATCAAAAGCTTTTTGCAACTTGTCTCTTGCTGTATAATTCTTATTGCAATCTACAAGACATCTAACACTAATCTTTTTTAGTAATTTACCGAGGCTTTCTATATCTCTTTT